CGATCTGCCATTTCAGGAATTTCCATCCGCAGGACGACCATTACGGCCTGTCGCCGATGCAACCCGCGGCGGCTGCCATGGACGTGCACAACGCGGCCTCGCGCTGGTCGAAGGGGCTGCTGGACAACGCGGCGCGACCCTCGGGGGCCATCGTCTACCGCGGCGCGGACGGCACCGGCGGGTTGGCGCCCGAGCAATACGACCGGCTCGTGCACGAAATGGAGGCCTATCACCAGGGCGCTCGCAACGCGGGCCGGCCGATGCTGCTGGAGGGCGGGCTCGACTGGAAACCGATGGGCTTCTCGCCCGCCGACATGGAGTTCCAGAAGACCAAGGAGGCCGCCGCGCGCGAGATCGCCGTCGCGTTCGGAGTGCCGCCGATGCTGCTGGGGATCCCCGGCGAGGCGACCTACGCCAACTATCAGGAGGCGCACCGGGCGTTTTACCGCCTGACCGTGCTGCCCTTGGTGTCTCGGGTGGCGGCGAGCCTCGGCGCGTGGCTCTCGCAGTTTACCGGCGAGGCGCTGGAGCTGAAGCCCGACCTCGACCAGGTGCCGGCGCTCTCGGCAGAGCGGGACGCGCAGTGGGCGCGCATCGCGGGTGCCGATTTCCTGACCGACGCGGAGAAACGCGCCCTGCTGGGACTGCCACCGCTTGCGGCCGACATGGCGCCTGCTGGCGGAGGCGGCGATGCCGGGGACGGGGGCTGAGATGCGGGGCGACCAGGAACCGTTCGCCTGCGCGCCGGGGCTGCGGCTCGAGGCCCACGAGCGGCTCTCGACCCTGCAGTTCGACACCATCTCGGCGCGGCTCGACCGGATCGAGGCGGTGATGGAGCGGCTGGAGCGTCGGCTGTGGCTGACGGTCTACGGCGTCGTCGCGGTGATCCTCGCCCAGGCGTTCGAGGGGCTGCTCTTCAGCGTGCCATGACCAGAGAAGGAAGGTTCAAGCCGATGCATCTGGAAACCAAGTTTTGCCGGTTCGAGGCCGACGTGACCGTCGCCGACGGCGCCCGGATCGAGGGCTACGCCTCGCTCTTCGGCGCGCAGGACAACGGCAACGACGTGGTGGCGCGGGGCGCCTATGCGGCGTCGCTCAAGCGCCTCGGGGCCGAGGGACGGGGGGTCAAGATGCTGTGGCAGCACGACCCCGCCGCGCCGATCGGCGTCTGGGACGAGGTGCGCGAGGACGGCCGGGGGCTGTTCGTGAAGGGACGCATTCTCGACTCCATCGCCAAGGGCCGCGAGGCCGCCGCGCTGGTCGCGGCGGGCGCCATCGACGGGCTGTCGATCGGCTATCGCACGATCCGGGCCACCAAGACCGACGGGGGCCAGCGGCTCCTGACCGAACTGGAGCTTTGGGAGGTGTCGCTGGTGACGTTCCCGATGCTCTCCAGTGCGCGGGTGCAGGCCAAGGGCGACGAGAGCCCCGAGGCCGGGGCCTTGCGCGAAATGGCGCAGGCGCTGGAGGCGGCGCGCCTTGACCTCCGGGACGGCTGAGCGCCGCACCCCGTAACCGAAGGACGACAGAGAAATGAGCGAAACCGAGACCCGTTCTCGGACCGGGGAAGACGTGTCTCCGGCCGTCCGGGTGGGGACCGCCATCGCGGGCCTCGTCCATGACGTCAAGGCCTTGCGGGCCGACCTCAACGCGAAACTCGAAGCACAGGAAGAGCGAGTGACCATGCTTGATCGTAAATCCGCGGCGGCGGTCCGCCGTCCCGCCCTGGCGTCCTCGGCCGAGACCGAGGCGCCGCACCAGAAGGCGTTCACCGCGTATCTGCGCACCGGCGACGACGACGGTCTGCGCGGGCTCGAACTGGAGGGGAAGGCGCTGTCTACGGCGGTGAACTCGGACGGCGGCTACCTCGTCGATCCACAGACCTCTGACACGATCCGCTCGACGCTGGCGGCGACCGCTTCGATCCGGGCGGTGGCCAACGTGGTCAATGTCCAGGCGACCTCGTTCGACGTCCTGATCGACCGCAACGACTCCGGGGCGGGCTGGGCGACCGAGACCGATCCCGCCGCGGAAAGCGGCACGCCCACGATCGAGCGGATCACCATCCCTCTCTACGAGCTGAACGCGATGCCCAAGGCGTCGCAGCGGCTGCTTGACGACGCGGCCTTCGACATCGAGGGATGGCTGGCCTCGCGCATCGCCGACAAGTTCGCCCGTGCCGAGGCGGCGGCTTTCGTGTCGGGCGACGGCGCCGACAAGCCGCGCGGCTTTCTCGACCATCCCAAGGTCGCCGACGAACTGTGGTCGTGGGACAACCTCGGCTACGTGACGAGCGGCGCAGCGGCGGATCTCGGCGACGGCGACGCCATCATCGAACTGGTCTACGCGCTGGGCGCGCCCTACCGCGCCCGGGCGAGCTTCGTGATGAACTCCAAGACCGCCGGCGCGCTGCGCAAGCTCAAGGACAATGACGGCCGTCATCTCTGGGCCGACGGTCTGGCCGCGGCCGAGCCGGCGCGGCTCTTGGGCTACCCGGTGCTCATCGCCGAGGACATGCCGGACGTGGGCGCCGATGCCTTTCCGATCGCCTTCGGCGATTTCGGGCAGGGATACACCATCGCCGAGCGGCCCGACCTGCGCGTCCTGCGCGATCCCTTCAGCGCCAAGCCGCACGTGCTGTTCTACGCCACAAAGCGCGTGGGCGGCGACGTCTCGGACTTCGCGGCCATCAAGCTGCTGCGCTGCGCCGCCTGATCGCGGCCCCGTCGCCGCATCGATCCGGTCCCCCGCGCGGGGGCCGGTCCCCGAGCCGCCCGCTTGCGAGAGACGAGACATGATCCTGATCGAAGAAACCACAGTTCCGGATGCGGCGCTGCCGGTCGACGCGCTGAGGCAGCATCTGCGGATGGGCACGGCGTTCGAGCCGGACGCGGTGCAGGCCACGGTCCTGGCCTCGTTCCTGCGCGCGGCCATCTCGGCCATCGAGGCGCGCACCGCCAAGGTGCTTCTGCGCCGCAGCTTCGCGCTGACGCTGGAGGCGTGGCATGGCGACGAGGGCCAGCCCCTGCCGGTGGCGCCGGTTCAGTCGCTGACGCAGGTGGCGGCCCTCGACCGCTTCGGGGCGGCCACGCAACTCGAGCCCGCGCGCTTCCGCGTCACGCCGGACCTGCACGCGCCGCGGCTGGTCTCGCGGTCGGGTCCGCTGCCCTCGGTGCCGCAGGGCGGGTCGGTCGAGATCCGCTTTGTCGCGGGCTACGCCGAGGACATGGACGCGCTGCCCGCGGATCTGTTCCAGGCCGTGCTGCTGCTGGCCGCGCACTACTACGAATACCGCGACGAAACCGCGTTGGGGCAGGGGTGCATGCCGTTCGGCGTGACCAGTCTTATCGCGCGCTATCGCCGTGTCCGCATGGGGTTCTCCGCATGAGCGCGCCCCGACTAACCCACGAACTGATGCTCGAGCGGGCGGGGCGCTCGCCTGACGGGTCCGGCGGGTTCGCCCGGGGCTGGAGCGCGGTCGGCACGCTCTGGGCCGCGCTCGACCCGCGCACCGGGCGGGATGCGGGGGGCGCGGCCGGACGGCTCGGCGTCATGTCCTGGCGCATCACCGTCCGCGCGGCGCCGTTCGACGCACCGGCGCGGCCCCGTCCGGGCGACCGGCTGACCCTCGGGGCCCGCCGCTTCGCCATCGAGGCGGTGGCCGAGGCCGATCCGGCGGGCCGATACCTGACCTGTTTCGCGACCGAGGAGGCGGCGGCATGAGCTATGCGACCTCGGCCGCCTTGCAGGCGGCACTCTACACGGCCCTTTCCACGGACCCGGCCACGCTGTCGGCGACCGGCGGACATATCTACGACGCGCTGCCCGACGGCACGGTGCCCGATCTCTACCTGATCCTCGGCTCCGAGCGGGCGCGCGACGCCTCCGACATGACCGGCCGGGGTGCATGGCACGACGTAATCGTGGCGGTGGTGTCCGACGCCGCTGGCTTCCGCTCGGCCAAGGAGGCCGCCGGCGCGGCGAGCGACGCGCTCGACGGCGCGGATCTTCCCCTGACGCGGGGGCGGCTCGTCTCCCTGCGCTTCGCCCGTGCCCGCGCCCGCCGCCAGAGCGACGGCAGCCGGCGCATCGACCTCACCTTCCGCGCCCGCGTGGAAGACAATCCCCAAGCGACGGAGTGACCGATATGGGTGTCCAGAACGGCAAGGATCTTCTGATCAAGGTGGACCTGACCGGCGACGGCCAGTTCCACACCATGGCAGGGCTACGCGCCACCCGCGTGAGCTTCAACGCCGAGACCGTGGACGTCACCACGCTCGACAGCCAGGGCGGCTGGCGCGAGCTGCTGTCCGGCGCGGGCGTGCGCTCGGCCGCGATCAGCGGGTCGGGAGTGTTCAAGGACGCCGCCACCGATGAGCGCGCGCGCCAGATCTTCTTCGACGGAGAGGTTCCGGACTTCCAGGTCATCATCCCGGATTTCGGCACGGTCACCGGGCCGTTCCAGGTGACCTCCATCGAGTATGCCGGCAGCCATGACGGCGAGGCCACCTACGAGGTGGCGCTGGCGTCGGCAGGACGGCTGGACTTCGTGGCGGAGGCGGGCTGATGGCGAACCCCTGGCGCGGAGAGGTGGATATCGTCCTCGACGGCGAGACACGCGCGATGCGGCTGACGCTGGGCGCGCTGGCCGAGCTAGAGGCGGCGCTGGGCGAGGACAGCCTCGTCTCGCTGGCCGAGAGGTTCGAGGCCGGGCGCTTTTCCACCCGCGACGTGTTGGCGGTGATCGTTGCAGGCCTGCGCGGCGGCGGCTGGCGGGGCGGGGCCGCGGATCTGATGCAGGCCGAGATCGAGGGCGGACCGATGGCGGCCGCCCGCGGCGCGGCCGAATTGCTGGCCCGGGCCTTCGTGATGCCCGGCGAGGGCTGAGAACCGTGCGGACCGATTGGCAGACCCTCATGTGCGCTGGGCTGCGCGGGCTGAACCTGAGTCCCGAGACGTTCTGGGCGCTGACCCCCGCCGAACTGCGGCTGCTGCTGGGCGATTGGGCAGGCGGCCGGCCCATGGGCCGCCGGCGGCTGGACGAGTTGATGGCGGCCTTTCCCGACCGAACAGGAGGCGAGACATGACAGACGATCTCGACAGGTTCGAAGACCAGATCGATGCGCTGGAGACGAGCTTTGCGGGGGCCACGGGTGTCGCCGCCGGTTTCAACGCCGAAATGGAACGTATTCGTGCGGGGTTCGACGCCTCGAGCACCGGCGCGCGCCGGTTCGAGAGATCGATGAGCCGTGGCGTGGCGCGGGCGATCGACGGCGTGGTGCGCGACGGACTGAAGCTCTCGGAGGCCTTGCGAGAGGTGGCGCAGTCGATGATCGACGCCAGCTGGCGGGCCGCACTGCGACCCGTCGCCAGCCATCTCGGCGGCATGGTCACGCAGGGCGTCGGCGCGATTTTCGGCGGCGCCGCACCCTTCGCCGACGGCGCGGGCTTCGCGCAGGGCCGGGTGATGCCGTTTGCCTCGGGCGGGATCGTGTCGGGTCCGACCACCTTTGCCATGCGCGGCGGAACCGGGCTGATGGGCGAGGCGGGGCCCGAGGCGATCATGCCCCTCAGCCGCGGCACTGACGGCCGGCTCGGCGTCCGCGCGCAAGGGAGCGACCGGCCCGTGTCGGTCAGCATCCATGTCACCACCCCCAACGTCGACGGCTTTCGCCGCAGTCAAAGCCAGATCGCCGCACAGGTGGGCCGCGCACTCGCCCGCGGCCAGCGCAACCGCTGAATCCGGAGACCCCTCATGGCCTTTCACGACGTGCGCTTTCCCGCCCGGTTGAGCTTCGGCTCGGTCGGCGGTCCGCAGCGCAAGACCGACATCGTTCCGCTCGCCAGCGGACACGAGGAACGCAACACCCCCTGGGCCCATTCCCGGCGGCGCTACGACGCCGGCATCGGAATGCGCTCGCTCGATGATCTGGAGGCACTGATCGCCTTCTTCGAGGCGCGGGGCGGGCAGCTGCACGGGTTCCGCTGGAAGGACTGGGCGGACTTCAAGTCGTGCCTGCCGTCCCGCGCGGCGGCCTTCGATGACCAGGTGATCGGGCGCGGCGACGGGACCCAGACGGCCTTCGCGCTGTCCAAGACCTATCGCTCGGGTGCGCAAAGCTACGTTCGGCCGATCGCGAAGCCGGTCGCGGGCACGGTCCTCGCCGAGG